CGCTCACGACCAGCGGCAACGCGACCATCGGCGGAAACCTGAACGTCACCGGGAACATCACGCTCACAGGCAACCTGTCCGTCCCTGGAACCCTGTCGTCCACCGGCGACTTCGCGGTCAATACCAACAAGTTCAATGTCGCCGCCTCCAGCGGGAACACATCGGTCGCAGGCACTCTTGGCGTCACCGGAGCCACAAACCTTTCCAGCCTCTCCACAAGCGGTAACACCAACGTGGCCGGCACTCTTGATGTCGCTGGCAACACAACCCTCTCCGGGGACCTTGCGGTCAATGGAAACACCACCATCGGAAATGCGTCGGGCGATTCGCTAACGGTCACCGCAGGAACGCTTGCCATCAACAACCTGCCGTCGAAGACCACGCCCATTGGCGCCGACACCGTAATCATCAGGGATTCAGCCGCTTCAAATGCGGTCAAGACTGCGACAATCGGATCAGTGACGTCTGTAAGGTTCGCCTACTCAGAGGACATCGTAAAAACCTCGACAGCAGGCCAATCAAGCGCGGTCACAGCAGCCGTTGGAACCGCCATCCAGCAGGCTTCAAGCACATCCGATTGGACTTACACTTGGACTCCGAAAAGCATCGGAAACAAGGCCCTGATTCGTGTTTCTATGCCGGTGTCAATGCCCAACGATTCGTACATCTACGCTGGCATCGTCAAAAGCCCTTACGCCGCAGCGGATGTCATCGGTGTTGGCGGTGCTTACGGCGGAAATGTTTCGCCGATCAACGTCGGAGCAGAGGCTGTGTTCGAATCGACGGCCGCTTCCCACGTTTTCAAGATCTGGATCACCTCCAGCATGGCGCAAACCCTCACCATCGCGTCAAACGGAGCAGGATCCTACTTCGGAAACACCGGCTCCACTTTCCAAGCCAAGGTCCACTTTGAATTGATCGAGTACGCATGAAACCTTCCGAAGTAGCGCAGGCTGCCTGCGACAAGCTCTCGTTCACAGACTCGGCCACCATCTCGTTGGCCAACAAGTTCTGCATCCGTCGCTACTCGATGATCTGGGACTCGTGCCTCTGGAACGATACCCTCGGCGTCATCTCCACCTCGGTCACAAACGGCACCGAACTCGTCACCCTCGACCAGACCGTCACCGCCACCTACAACTCCGGGTCGGGGTACAACATGTTCCTCGACTTCCCAGTCGCCGCACGGTTCACGGTCAGCGGAGAAACCGATGGCATCGAAGTCCCAGCCGCAGAATGGGTCTCGTTCTTCCAGCTCGATCCCAACACCTGGAACAACGTCGATTCCCGTAAGTCCACGCCCGGAAACTTCGTCAACTGGACCCGCATCATCGGCGCATCCTACGGCGAAGCCGGTGTCCCACGCATCAAGCTCGTCCCAACACCCAACACCGACGGCACACTCTTCATACTCGGGAAGAAACAATCCCAGATGCGCCAGTTCGGCGAAGCAACCGCCATCTCCAACGACAGCGACTTCGAGCTGCGCGGCGTCGAGAACGCACTGCTGGCCTACACAGAAGGCGATCTCCTCGAATACTCGCGCCAGTACGCAAAGGCACAGGCCAAGTTCCAAGAAGGAGCCGCTCAGGTCTCCATCATGAAAGACATGGAGCGCGGCCAGCAGCAGCAGATCAGCCGCATCATCCCTGACAGCCTCTACGATTACACCTTCCAAGACATCCTGTAATGCCATTCCAAGCATCAGAGTCTCTTGACGATCAGCTCCTCATCGACGGAACGAGCGGGTTCAGCACCGGCGTCATTTCGGCCACTCGACCGGATGCCATCCCCGCCACCAGCATGGAGTCGGCCATCAACATGGACTATGACGACTTCGGAAACGTCGTCAGCAGGCTCGGGACCGTTTCGCTCACCGGAAATCCGATCAGCGGAACCTGGGAAAACATCATCGACAACTGGGAATCGATCACGTCCACCTACGGATCCAACCTCCCCATCAACGCCACCGTCTTTTCAGGATTCTACTTCGACACAGCGGCATCGGAACGAATGGTCATTGCGGTCAATGACACATCTACCAAGAGCCTCTACTACGGGTCTCCCACAACCGTCTACTCGCAGATCGCGGGCTCTACGCTCAGCTCATCTGCAACCTACGTCTACTTCGCGCAGCTCAACGACAAGCTGTTCTATTCCGATGGAATCGGATCTCTGAAGTACGTCAGCAGCAGCAACACCAACACCTCAATCACAGCCGGGAAGATCAGCAGGATCGATGTCATCAACCAAGGCAGCAACCTTTCATCGGTTCCAAACGTCACCATCTCGGCCCCACCAAGCGGGACAACCGCAACGGCTGAAGCCATTGTTGCAAACGACGGGAATCTCGTCGCCATCAACATCATCGACCCTGGAAGCGGATACGTCACAGCTCCGACCGTGAACATATCCGGTGGAGGCGGAGCCCACGCCGTTGCCTACGTCTCGCTCACGCCGCCGTCCAAGCCAATCTACCTCGTCTCCCATACCAACAGGATCTGGTCGGCAAGCGCAGACACAACCAAGCCGCCCGACACGCTCTACTTCTCCGACATCCTAGACGGAGAATCATGGGACCCACTCGGATCCATCAGAATCGGAGGAGACGGAGATCCAATCCGTGGACTCTACTCTTGGTTCGGAAGCAGGCTCCTCGTCTTCAAGGAACGATCCATCTGGACCGTCGATGCCGATCCAACTCAAGACCCGGCAGATTGGCAGGTCACACTCGTCAGCGGAAACATCGGATGCTCATCCCACCGATCCATCGCCGCAGTCGGTCCCGATGTCTTCTTCCTGTCGCGTGACGGAATCCGCTCACTCGCACAGATCCAGGCAGGCACCCAGACAAGCGTCGGCCTCGCGCTCTCCTCGCCCATCAACGACCTCATCAGCAAGATCAACAAGACCAAGCTCGATCTCTGCGATGGCGTTTTCTGGAACAACCGCTACCTGCTCGCGGTCCCGTTCGTCACCGAAAACCCGTACATCCTTGGCACAGAAACAGAGTATTCGCTGCTCACGGAGAACTCCGTGGACATCGCACTCGAAGGCGCACTCAACGAGAACAACGCCGTCATCGTCTACCACTCGTTGGCCCGCTCTTGGCTCGGTTACTGGGACAACTGGATCGTGAACGATTTCATCCCGACATCCTTCTCCGATCTCGGCCCAGTCCTCATGTTCGCAGGCGACATCATCTCGGTTGCCGCTGCATCAGGTCAGGTTTGGTCGTTCAACGACTACCTGCCAAATACCCGAATCAATCCGGTGCCGGCATCCGCATACCTCGACGGAGGCGCAACCTACGAATCATCGGTCATCACCAAGGCGTACAACCTCGGAGAGCCGATTCCGGACAAGATCGGCTACAGCATCCAGCTCGCGTTCGACAACCCGTACACCACTCAGAACGTCCCGGTGAGCGTCTCCTACGCCACCAACATGAGCGGCAACTTCTCGGCAATCGATTCAGCCCTGAGCATCACCAACAGCCAGAAGTTCCTCAAAGCCTACAACCTCATCAGCAAAGGTCGCTGGAACACCATCCAGTTCAAGGTCAACACCAACTCCGGTGGCAGGATGTGCTTGCAGTCCACGATCCTGTCGGGATTCGTAGATTCCATCAGGCCGCAGCAATGACAGCCCACCCAACCATCATCGCAGCCGCAAAGCTGCTGAAGGAGAAGTGGCCCACTTGTTCCACATGGAACAATGACGAGTTGCTCAACTGGATAGGAATCTTCAATGCCAAGCGTCAGATCGGCATCGTGATGGATGGCGAGGAATGCGTAGGAGTCGGAGCCGTCCGATTCCTCAATTCCATCGATGAATCAAAGGACATCTACAACGATGATCCGAATGGTCACATCGCTTGGATCGAAGTGGTGGTGACCAGCAAGCCGATGGCGGTCCAGACACTCTGGTTGGCCATGAAAGCGCGGTGTTCCCCTAGCGTGACCAAGATGGGAGGAACAAACGTCCACACGGGCGTTTCGCGTTTGTACGATTTCGAGCGGTACTTCAAACTGCTGATGAACGATAGGATTTGCTATGGGAGGAACATACAGGGCACCTGATTTCGCGTCGGCCAATCGAGAGGCTGTCTTGGCACAGGCGGAAACATTTCCGTTGCTGCGCCAAATCGAAGCTGCGTCTCGCATTGGCGCAAAGGTAGATGTTCCTGTCTACAAAGACGGAAAGGCGACTGGCGAGTTCAAGACCGTCGATTTCGGAGGCATCTCTGACGTTGAGCAGACGAGGGCAATCGGAAGGGCATTGGCCGAGATGGCTCCAGAGCAAGCCCTTGCTCAATACCGCGCTTCTCAGCAGCAGGTAACACCGGGAGGCCCAACCCTTGGCGAAGCCACGGCGAGGCAACGACGCGCTGAACTTGAAGCCCTTGATCCCACAAAATACGGACTTTACGAGTCGTTCCTAAAGAGTATTCCAAGAATCGCAGAGGACCAGATCGAAGCTCCTCAATACGAGCAGGTCGGAACCGAGAGGATTCCTCAGCCTCAGGATGTCGGAGAAGCTCAGAGGATGCGCTCCAATCTTGAGCGTCAGATTTCCGCTGGTCTCGCTCAGGCAGGCACTGTGGATCCCGCGCTCCTGCGAGCCGCTCAGCAGGCTGTCCGCGCTCGTGGCACCGCCACCGGAGCTGCCCTGAGCGATCCTCAGGCGTTCCGCGAGGCTCGCGCCGTCAGCGAGGCCATCGCCAATGCCGACATGCAACGCCGTGCTCAGGCCATGAGCCTGCTCCAGTCCGGTCAGACCACCAGCGACGTCGCCAATCGCCAAGCGCAGGAAGCCTTCCAGAACATCCTCGCCGCTACTGGCCAACGGAATACCGCCCAGCAGCAGACCTTCGCGGGCCAGATGGCCTCGCAGCAGCAGCGTCAGGGGACTCAGCAGCAGAACATCGCCAACATCCAGTCTGCTCTCGGTCTCCAGCCGATTGTCTCGCAGGCCGCTCAGCTTGGTGGTCTACAACAAGGCGCCTCTCCGTTTTCCACTCCTCAGCTCATCCAAGGAATGCAGCAAGCGGGTCCGGGTCAGCTCATGCAAATCGGATCAAACTTCGCATTGCAAAATGCTCAAAACGCTTTGCAAGCATCGCTTGCGAGTTCTCCATTGGCCGTCTTCCAAGGAATCACCGGAGGAATTTCAAACCTTGGAACCGCTTATCGAGGGTTCAACAGTCCCTACGGGGGTTGATCTATGGCAGAAACGCTGG